AAATGACATTGCGTGTTTATCTACTTCATCTCCAATGTGGATGACTCTATCAGGTTTATATTTTTTTTTTAAAAGTTTAAGAAAGTCCATTAATTCAGGAACATGATATGGAATATGAGTATCGCTTATTATCAAAACTGACTTATAGATCATAAGTCATTAATACAACTATTTAGTGAGTATGTAAAGTAACTGACCTAAAACTAAAAGACCAACAGCACCTAGACCATATAAAATTCTGTCTATGTCTTGCTTCATGTGATGAAGATGATTTTTAATTATTAGATCAATCTTTTGATTTACTAATTTAATTTTACCATCTATCTCTACAAATTTTTCTTTATTAGTTTTCATTTCTTTTTCTTTCTTCGTAAGTCTATATCATGTTTTCTACTTCCTCGCAAAAAACTATTAACTCGCCCAAGCGACCATGAAGCCATAGATGTACGAGGCCTTGACCCTGAACTTAAAAAAGCACCCTGACCTCTCCGATATACTTTTTTTAATGTACCTAATGTAATATTTTTTCTACCTTTTGCTTTTGCTCTAAGTATTGAGATTGTTCTAGCAGATAAAGGTTTTCGTCTAACAGCCATTATTTATACCTCGCAATAAACATTGATCTTGGTATTTTCTGTCCTTTTTTATATGCTTCTGACATAGACTTAATAAGACTTGCTCTTGCTGATCTTTTACCACCTTTAAGACCTGATAAATATTTTTTAGGAATTTTAAGCTTTTTATCTTTAGGTACTTTTCTTCGTTTCATTTTCCTACACTCCGCATAGCTTTAGTATGTGCAGAAGAAAAAGTAGCACCCTTTTTCATAGCATTAGCCATAGATCGCATATGTTTTAGTGAGTGATGACGAGCATGACTTTTCATAGTCTTTTGCTGTCTAGGTTTTAAACTTTTAATAATTCCTGTGATTGATGCTACTTTAACCATTTACTTCTTCTTATTCTTTTTCTTTTTCTTTTTTTTCTTCTTAGGTTTCATACTATATTCATAAGCCATATTATTTTCTCGCTTTCTTTTTCTTTTTCTTTTTATTCATAATAGCTTTTTGTAAAGCTGGTGGTAGTTTCTTTTGTTTCTTTGTAAGCATATTATCCCCTAGTTTTGTAGTTTTCCACCAGACCATTTTGCATCAGGTAATCCATTTGTATATGATTTGCCGTCAAATGTTAAGACTTGTTTTCTATTAGAACCCTCTGAATAGGATACATGAACCCACCCTGATGATGGTTCTCCTGTATAGTATTCTAAAATTAGCTGGTCAAAATCGCAGTTATTAGAAATATAAATTGCAATAGCAAGATTAGATACACCAGCTATTTCAAAATCTACTGCTTGTCCTTTTGCGTGTTGTGATGTTTTTTTACTTCCTATTGCTTCGCATAATTCCTCTGATCTAAAACCAGATGTAATTGTAACAGGCTTATCATCAAATTTAGTACGCACTTTTTCCAATATCTCATAACAAATATCGCCTAAGTTTTTAATTTCTCCAGCACCAGCTTTATTTTTAATACCAAGCCTAATAGCAGTAGAACTCTTTTCCATCTCCTCTAGAGAAAAATTTTTTGAAAGTTGCATAGTTTATACCATAGTTAAGCAAGTGAGTATGTGGTGTGGTGGAATACCCACTCGCATATGCTTTATATCAATTTTTAGTTATAAAATCAATTCAGTTAAATTATTATTTAGACCTAATGAACCTTTATAAAACGTGTTAAAAGCTAAACTTATTCTAGTGTTACTTCCTTTTTTAGTTTCTACTTGATGTATAGTTGATGATGGAAACATCACTAATTGACCTGTTTCTAATTCAAACCACCATGTCTGAGAGTTCCAAATATTATATTGATCTGTTTCTGGTTTTATTTGTTCATAACCTTTTGAATTTGTAAATTTAATCTTATCATTTTTTTTATCACAATTAAAATATAACACACCTGATACAACTGAATTAGGGTGTGAGTGTTGATGATGATATTGATTTTCTTCTGTGTAGTTTAACCAAGATTGAGTTATGTAAAGTTCAATATTATTTTTAGGAGATATAATTCTTTCAAGATAATCTTTACAACATTGATCTAAAAAATTTTTTATGTTTTTAAATTCTTTTCTGTTTAATATATAATTGTCTTTTGTATTAATATTTCCCTCATTTTTGACACAATGATTTTTTTGTTTTTCTACAAATTGTAATTCTTGTTTTGTAAAAGTTCTATCCATATTTGTCATATAGATAGGTGTTGGAAATAAATTCTCTATTACAGTTTTTTTCACACCACTAAATATTTATTCTTTTAAATCCCAAGTTTGACTTGTTTCATTCCATATATAATCTTGATTATCTGTAGGGTATTGCACAGGTGCTACCCAAAGACAAGTTGTTTCGTTTAATATCCAACTATTATAAGGTTTTGGTGGTATAAAAGCATCTTTATCTTCATCATAAGTGTATCCTACACCAGCATAATTTTTTCTAAAAGGTGTGCCACCTAATCTATGTTGTCCACCATAAGTATTGTAAGATGTTTGCTTCCATACATCATTTGAATTATGTAAATTATTTAAAAAATCTACTCCATCTTGTTCAGTTGTAACTATATCGTTTGAAACTACTACAACTTTTAAAACTTTATTTTCAGAATCTAATTTAGAAAAATGTGCCATTATGGTGTGTAACTCCCTGAACTATTAAATACCATTATAGTATCTGTACCAGATGTTGAAACACTTGGAGAACCACTTGTTGTTCCTGAATACTCAGCAGTTGGTACTCTTAAAATTACCACTCCTGAACCCCCAGCAGAACCATTAGGAGAAGATGCACCAGATGAGTCTCCAGCTCCACCACCTCCACCACCTGTATTAGTTGTTCCAGCAACACCAGGATCAGAAGCGTTATTTCCACCTCGTCCTCCTCCACCTGTACCTCCAGCACCACCTGAACCGCTACCAAATACTCCACCACCGCCACCACCAGCTCTTGTGACTGAACTACCAGAAATTGTTGACGCAACTCCTACTCCACCAGCACCACCATTTGAGCCACCATTTTGTCCAACTCCACCAGCACCACCTCCACCTGAACCACTTGAGGGTGCAGAAGTTCCTCCACCAAAACCTTGATTGGCTGTTCCACTTCCAGCGGAACTAGAATTATCAGAACCCTCTCCACCACCTGAACCACCTGGTCTACCATTTGCAGTTAGACCAGCACCACCTCCTCCACCTACTGATGAGATATTTGTTATATCAGAACCCTCAATTGAAGAAGAACCTCCGTCACCAGCCGCCGCACTATTTGAAGTACCACCAGAGCCACCACCACCAACATTAACTGAATAAGTTGTTCCTTTTGTAAGTGTTAAACTTGATTCTGATGAACCACCACCACCAGAAGCCTCAGAATTAAAAGATGCTCTATAACCTCCAGCACCTCCGCCTCCGCCATTATCTCCATTACCACCACCTCCGCCTCCTCCAGCAATTACTAAAAAATCACAAAGTCCACTAAATGGAGTTCCACCACCAGCACCAAATCCTAAGACTTGATAACCAAATGATTTAGATTTTCTTGATTGAATATTTTTTAAGTTCTTACCTGATATGAGTTTATTTGGTAAATCTCTCATAATTATGCGTCATTAGATGCGTCAGTAGTAAAATGTAATTTAACGCCTGTTAAAAGAGCATCTGATGTTAAACTATCTCCTGACACATCTCTAAATATTGCAAAAAATATTTGATCTCCAGCAGACGGAGAACCAGCTATAGTAATCGCACTTGATTCAGAACCAACATTCAAATCGTAAGCAGTTCCACTATGTGCTTTTGCTGTTCCTTGTGCTGTTCCAAAATCTGTGCTTATTGCGTCATTATCTGATATAGCAACACCTTTAACCATAAACAATGCTGTTCCTGTATTTGTAGTGTTAGCTGTAAAAAAAGGTTGAAAAGTTACTGTACCCTCATTCCATGATTTAGGAAAAGCAACTGAAAATTGTGCGTATTCATCTGAATCTTTATCAAAAGCTATTGCTTTAATAACAGGCCTGTTAGCGTCAGCAGTTATTTCTATTGTTTCTGGGTCTGGAGAGCCTCCTGTACTACTAGGGTACATAGCAACTGCTGGAACCCATATAGTTTCTTTACCAGCCTGTTTTAAAGTACCAGCACCAGCCAATTTATTTAATTCTGCACCTGTTGAAGTTACTGCTGTTCCACCATAATTTAAGTTACCACTTGCAATAACTATTTCTCCTGTTCCTTTAGGAGTTAATGCAATTCCAATATTTGTATCATCTCCTGTAGCAGATAAAATAGGATTATTTCCTGTTGAATTGTTTGTGATTGTTAATTCATTAACTGCACTTGCTGTTTCTACAAATTTTAAAAGTTCTAAAGTTCCACTTCCTAAAGATTGTCCATTTACATCTAATTGACCACCTAATTGAGGAGAGGTGTCATTTACTAAATCTGCTACAACTGTACTATCTAACCAATTAACTGTGTTTGCTGAATGGTTTAGAGTTGCAAGAGATATATCATCTGCACCATCATAATATTTAAGAGTTGGAGTAGCTGATGATGTAGTGTCTAGCCAGATCGTTCCAACTACTGCTGAACTTGGTCTTGATGTTCCTGAATTAGATGAATTAACAGCAGATAGAACACCATTTAAATCTGTTCTAAAGGCTGGGAAAGATTGGTTTGCTATATCGTAATCGTGTTGTGCCATAATTATTTTATACTCTTTTTAAAAGCCTTTTGCAATAAAATCAAATGTTCTTGAAACATTTGTTCCACTTGAATTTTTAAATAAAACGTCAAAACTATTAACAGTTTTGTTTGAAACTGTAAAGAAATCTCCTGTAGCCATATTTTCTCCTGTAACACCAACTGCATAAGCTGTAGTCTTAAAAGGAGTAGAAAATGAAACTGTTTTAGTGCTTGTACCTGAAGATATATTATTACCACTAAATATCCTGTCAGGCATATCTATTGTAACAGAGACTTCTTGAACAACAGGAGTTGAAGCTAAATCTGAAGAACTTAAAACAACTCTAAATTTGTAATATCTAGCAGTATAATTACCAATTACAAAGTTTTGAAAATTAGTATAAGTTGAGTTATCATCACTTGTTGCAATCTCTAAATGTGCATTTGAGTTGGCTGGTGTATCTCCGTCAAAGCTAGAATTTTGTGAATCAAATAATCCTGTTCTATTATCAAATAAATCATCAGGGTCATCAGAGGTTTGTTTTAAAGTTGCTGTAACTCTCACTGTATGTTTTGCACCAATATCTACCACATCTGCAAATAAATAGTTTCCACTTGCTATAAAATCTGCGTTTGCAACACCTGAATCAAAAAATCTAGTTGTTTCTGCATCAAAATTTCCTACAGCAGAGTCAAATAATTCTGAAGAATTTAATCTTAAAGTGTCATCTACTATTACAGTATTTGTTAATGTTCCATCAAAATCAGGATGTTCTGCTATAGTAGTTATTGTATTAAAATTTAAAATTCCTGTGACGTTAGAAACTATCGCAGTTGCGTTAGAACTTGCATTGCCTAATTTATCAAATGCTTTAATAAGATAAGTTCCAGCCCTAGCAACTGTACTGATACTTGTTGCTGGTCTTGATACTTTTTCTATTAAAGATACAGAATTTGCCCACTCTCCGGTTCCATCTGTCAATGTTGAATATCTAATCTGATAAAAAGCTAAATCTAAATCTGGTATTTGAGTCCAAGATAAATGTGCTTCTTGTCCTAAAATATTACAAGAAAAATCTGTAACATCGCTTGGTGGTTCAATAGCACCTACAATTTTTCTTTGTGCAGATACATAAGTTGATGATACCCCAAATGTATTAACTGCTTTTACTCTCACATCATAAGTTTGTTGATCTATTACATTTAAAACTCTGTGATTAAGACCTGATCCTTGTGCGTAAATAATAAAATCAGAATCTGTGCTTAATTTATATTCTACTTGGTAAAAATCTATAAATGAATCAGGAGAAGCACCAACACTTACATCTAAAGCTACAATTACAGTTCCATCGTTATATTCAATTAATTGGTCAGATAAAGTTACACTTGCTGGTGCTTGAACTGTAAATGGATTAGGTAAAGTAGTTGATGGTGTAGAACTTACTTGAGATTTAGTCGCCCAAGTATAATGAGAAGCTTGATACTCTACTAAGTTAAGATTGATAGTATAATCCTCATTAAATGTCATTGATAAAACTCTAAATGCTTTACTTGAAAAACCTAAACTTGTTAAAGTAACACTTACAATATCTCCTATGTGTAATTCATAAGCTTTAAATCCACAGTTAATACTAAGACCTAAAGACTCTCTTGATCTTCTTAAAATAATTTCAGCCATTTCTTCTGCCTGATATGTTGACGTTATAGTTTTAAAATCAAATCTACCCTCTAATAAAAAACCACCATCAGCAGTTTTCATTGTTGCATGTTTATCTGCTGTTGAATATCCACTATCATCTATTGCTGGATATTGAACTTCATCAACTTGATAGTTTCTATCAGGATTAATATAAGAAGCTATAACTCTATTGTATTTAGAATTTTTTGTAGGAGAAGCTAAAGCATATCCACCAATAATATCATCTTCTGTAAGTGAAACTGAAGCTGATCCTGTTGTTTCAATAACTAATTTATATTTACCTTGAACATATGGGAGATAACCTCTCATGCCTTTTACAATATCTCTTACATTATCTAATACTTTTTTTGATGTATCTATAACAGCATTTGTATCAAATATGTTAATATCACTTGCACCTGAATATGGTGTGACTTGAGTTACACAAACTTGTGAAGCATCATAAAAACTTTGTAAATCTAAACTTGATGTAGCAATACCTTTTCCATATCTTTCATTTCTTAAATAATCTAATAAGCAAAAAGCTGGATTTGTTGAAAAAGATGCAGTTTGTTCTGATAAATTAGAAGCTAATGTAACAATTTTTTTCCCTTTTATTTTAGCTTGGACAATAGGTATTCCACCAAATACATCTTGATTCCATTTGAACCTTAAGGCTAAATAACAAATACCTGATAACTTATGATTGCTTCCCCATGATGATAAAGTTGTTAAAACACTTGATGCTACTTGGTCGTCTGTTCCCATAAATGCTTGTATTTGAATATGGCTCGTTGAGTCTTTGTAAAAATTACTATCGCTACTTGCTACTTCTCTTACTGTGCCATGTGTTAATGCACCATCAAATGTGACAACTTTATCATCTACTTTTATTTGTTCTATTGAATTTATCTCCCCCTCAGAAATTGCAAGAGCAACATAAAGGTAAGTATTATCTGTTCCTGAAGTTTGTATAAACACTCTAGTTCCACCAACTAATCTTTCTCCATATACAACAGGAATACAAGAATTGTTAGATTGCTTGTTAAGTAAAATACCTCGTTCAGTTTCTTCAAAATCATTTGTACCAAAATCAGGAACATCAGGCTTCATTGATCTTGAAAATAACCAACCAATAGCAAATACACCTAAAGCAACATAAGGATTAAAGCTTCCACTAAATATATTAAAAACTGTGCCTACTGCTTTTGAGCCTTTATCT